ATATACGAGGCGTCGCTGAAGCGTCAGGGGCTGGACAACGCCCTGGCCCGTCGCCTTGCGCACTTTTTGTTAGCCGAGCTGGCGAACTACTGCGGCGGTCGGCATATTTACCTGCCCAAGGGAGATCGCTTGAAGCATGCGATTCGCGACGTTGATCTGTTCCGGGACTGGCGAGACCGGGGGCTATCTCCGGATCATCTGGCCGGCAAGTACAAGATCAGCGTCCAGCACGTCTACCGGATTCTTAATGAGCAGCGAACGCTTCACTTGAGGCGTGTGCAACCGGATCTGTTCTGAAGCGCCGCCTTTTCTTTAACCCACGTTAAACCAGCCCCCGCGCGATCCCCGGCATCCTTAAGGCCTGCATTCATCGAATGAACGGCTAACAGGACCCGGGGATTGTCATGTCTGAGACCAGCGAACGTTTTTCTGCCCGGAGGCGCATCCAGCTGTCTCCCAATTTCTTTCTGGATGAGTTTACGCATTCGCAGGCGGCGGCTCGTCATGGCATCGACATTCGCGTGAGCGAGGGTGACGCCGTCTACGATCGTCTGTTGCACCTGGCCAGTATTGGCCTACAGCCGGCCCGGGACGCCCTTGGCCCTGTTTTCGTCAGCTCCGGCTACCGCCCGGAGGCGTTGAACCGGGCGATCGGTGGCAGTCCATCCAGTGCCCATATCGACGGCAGGGCGGCCGATATTGTGGTCGTCGGTCATAGCCCGCTGGCTGTGGCCCAGTGGTTCGCGGACAGCGACGTCCCCTTTGACCAGGTAATTCACGAATTTGGACGGTGGGTGCATGTGGGCATGGCGAGGCCTTCAGAGACGCCTCGCCGGCAGTTGCTGACGGCGGTGCGCAAGCCAGGCCGGACCATCTACGTACGAGGCCTGCACTCGGTAGACGATGCGCTGGCGAGGGTGGCCTGATGGACTGGAGCTGGGACTCGGTTAAAGACGCCATCGCCAGAGCAGCGCCACTGCTTGGTAGTGCCCTGGGGCCGGTGGGCGGCGCTGCCGGTGCGCTGGTGGCGGCGACTCTGGGGGTCGAGAACACGCCCAGTGCCATTGGCCAGGCCCTTGAGGCCAACCCGGACGCGCTTGTCCGGCTCAAGGAACTGGAACAGGAGCATGAGCGGGATCTTCAGCGAATGGTGCTGCAAGCGGAAACTGCCCGTCTGACCGAGATCAACAAGACGATGCGTGCCGAGGCGGCCGCTGACGACGCCTACGTCCGTCGCTGGCGCCCCACTTACGGGTACGCGACCTGTCTGACCTGGACGCTTCAAGGCCTGGCCATCGTCGCCGCGATCATCGGCGCTACGTTTGTGTACCCGGAACACGCCGACAAGATCCTGGCGGGCATCACGGCCCTGATGGGCGCCATGGTTGGCATGTGGGCCATTGCGCTGTCGGTCCTGGGCATCAACATCAGCTCACGTTCCCGGGACAAGCGGGTGACGGCGGGCCAGGATGGCGCGGGGTTTCTGGACAAGCTGGCCTCCAACCTCGGGGCCAGTCGTCATGGATGAACGACAGTTTGAGCAGGCGGCTGCGCTGACGGAGCGTGTGGCCCGGGAAGGCATCCAGAGAGCCTTAAACCGGCCGGTGGAAACGCCTTTGAAATGCGCAGGCAGGCGGGTGTGTCGCGATTGCGAGGCCCCCATCGAGTCCGCTCGGATCGCCGCGAACCCTGACGCGGTGCGCTGCACGGAGTGTCAAAACGACCGCGAGCGGGAGACGCGCCGGCATGGATGAAGCTCTGGATTATAACAAGTTGAAGTTCTGGCTGGATCTCCTTCAGTGGGTGTTCACGCTGGGGCTGATGGTCTTTGTCTGGATTGACCGGGGGCGGGAAAAGAACAAGGGCGCCATTGAGGCGCTCGAGATCCGGACCGTGTCGCTGGAACGTCGCCTGATCACCGCTGAGGAAAGCCTGCGCCACAGCCCGACTCACGAGGACATCGCCAAACTGCAAAGCCAGTACGCGGGCCTTGAAAGCAAGCTGGACCGGGTGACAACCACTCTGGACCGAATTCACGATTACCTGATGAACGCAAAGTGAGGGCTCCGATGTCGTATCAGGAAAACATGCGAGAGCATCAGAGGATCTGCATCCTGCGCATGCTCAACCAGGTGCCGGACTACAGCATGAACGAATCGATGATTGCCGATGAGTTGGCACGCTGGGCCCTGTCGTGTTCGCGCGATCAGTTAAAGGCTCTGCTGGCCTGGCTGGTCGAGCAGGGGCTCATTGCGTGTGAGCCGATCGGCCATTCTCAAATCGCTCGCATTACCCTGCGCGGCCAGGACGTTGCCAACGGTCTGGCGATGGTGCCGGGTGTGAAGCGTCCGTCGGCGGTGCGCGGATGAGCAGCAAAGTGACCCGGGGTCGGCGCTCGAAGATCGACTTGTTGCCCAAGCCGATTCGCAAGTCTCTGGATGAGATGTTGCGCGACGGCCAATGGACGCAGGCGGACATCCTGGAGGCCATCAACGAGGCCATCGAACAGACTGGGTTGCCGGAGGACCAAAAGCTCAGCCGCTCCGGCCTGAACCGCTATGCGACCGAAATGGCGGAGATTGGCAAAGATTTGCGAGAACTGAGGGAGCAGACCAGTGCTTTGGTGGCGGACCTGGGCGATGCCCCCCAAGGCGAAACCACCAAGCTGATTCTGGAGATTGCCCGCAGTCAGTTGTTCAAGGCCATGCGCCAGCAAATGCTGAACCCGCAGGAGAGTGTGGACATCGGCATGCTGAAGGATGCCATGCTGGCCGCTCAGCGGCTTGAGCAGACCGCGATGAATGCCCATAAGCGGGAGAAGGACATTCGCCAGGCGTTTGCGGAGGAGGCCGCCGCTGCGGTGGAAGAGTCGGCCATACAGCAGGGGCTGACCGCCGACAGTGTCGCCCAGATCAAAGCTCAAATTTTGGGAATTGCCTGATGAACCTGCAGCACGACGCGATCCACAAGGCGGTTGAGGCGGGTCTCGAATCCCTTCGCCAATTCGATCCGCACGAGTTGCTGCTGGGTTACCAGAAGCGTTGGATGGCGGATGAGTCACCACTGAAGATTGCCGAGAAATCCCGACGGACCGGGCTGACCTGGGCGGAAGCCGCCGATGCAGCGCTAAGTGCCGCCAAACAGAGATCAGCCGGCGGTACCAACCATTTCTATGTGGGTTCCAACAAGGAGATGGCCCGGGAGTTTATCGAAGCGGTGGCCATGTGGGCCAGGGCGTTCGACCGGGCTGCCGGAGAAGTCCAGGAGGAGGTTCTCGAGGATGATGACAAGGACATTCTGACCTTTGTCGTGTATTTCGCCTCGGGGTTCAAAGTGCAGGCGCTGAGCTCCAACCCCAGTAACCTGCGAGGCATGCAGGGCAATGTCACCATCGATGCGGCGGCTTTTCACGAGCGCCTCGCCGAGGTTCTCAAGGCCGCTTTGGCCCTGACGATGTGGGGCGCAAAGGTGCGCCTGATCAGCACGCACAACGGCATTGCCAACCTCTTTAACCAACTCATTCAGGATAGTCGTGCAGGTCGCAAGCGTTACAGTGTCCACACGATTACTCTGGATGACGCCTGCGCAGAAGGGCTTTATCAGAGAATTTGTCAGATTACCGGGAAGCCCTGGAGTCAGGAGGCGGAGGACGAGTGGAAGGCTGGCCTGCTGAAAGACACGGCGACCGAGGACGATGCCCGGGAAGAATACTACTGTGTTCCCAAATCCGGCTCGGGCGTTTACATCAAACGTGCGCTGGTCGAGCGGGCGATGGTCTCGGATCGGTCGATTCCCATCCTGCGCTGGACCGCTCCGGAGAACTTCGAGCTGCAGACCGAACAAGCGCGTTTTGGCGAGGTGCAGGAGTGGTGTGAACTCACCCTGCAGCCGGAACTGGACACGCTGAACCCATTGCACCGCCATGTTTTTGGTGAAGACTTTGCGCGCAAAGGCGACTTGTCGGTGTTTACGCCGTTAGCAATCCACCCGGACCTGACCAAGCGGGTTCCCTTCGTGGTTGAGCTGGTGAATGCGCCCTACGAAGCCCAGCGTCAGGTGCTTTTCTACATCCTCGAACGCCTCCCTCGCTTCACCGGGGCGGCATTTGATGCGACCGGCAACGGCGGGTATCTGGCGGAGGCCGCGCGCCTGCGCTGGGGAGCTGACATGATCGATTGCGTGATGCTGAGCGTGGCCTGGTACCGGGAATGGATGCCCAAGCTCAAAGCCGAATTCGAAGACGACAACATCGAAATCCCGCGTCACGAGGATGTTCAGACGGACATCAGCAGGATCCATGTAAAACAGGGTGTTGCGCAGATTGAGAAAGGATCCGGAAAAGGGGCCGATGGCCAGCAGCGCCACGGGGACTTTGCGGTGTCTCTGGCCATGGCCGTGCGGGCCAGCTGGATGGAGGGCGGGGGCATTGATTTTACGCCGCTGCCAGGTAAAGGGGCCCTGTACGGCGCGGGTGACGACGATGACGATTTCCCAAGTGACAACTCAGGAGCCTGGTAATGGCTAAATCGACCGTTCTTGATATCAATGGCCGGCCCTTTCATTTGCCGGATCTGGAGGCCCCGCAGACTGAGTCGGACGCCAAGCTGGGCCAGCTTCATCGCCATTACGGCTCCCATCCCTCCAGCGGTCTGACGCCAGGCAAGCTGGCCACCCTTCTCCTGGAAGCGGAACAGGGCGACCTGATACGGCAGTGTGAACTGGCCGAGGATATGGAGGAGAAGGACGCCCACATCCAGTCCGAACTGGGCAAGCGCCGCCTGGCCATGCAGGGGCCGGACTGGAATATTGTGCCGCCGCCGAACGCCAGTGCAGCCGAGAAGCGCGACGCCCAACTGATTGAGGAGCTGTTGCGGTCCGCGACGTGGCTGGATGAGGCAATCTTTGATGCCGGTGATGCGATCCTCAAGAGCTTTTCAGCGCAGGAGCTGCGCTGGGAATTTGCCGAAGACACCCACTA